ACCCACTTACGAATTTCTCCATACCACTACACATTTCTAATGGCCATTCCTGGTCTTCGTAAACAATTTTTGCATTGATTGACTTGCCGTCCATTTCCATTGTAACACCAAAGTCTACAACTTGTGCAAGAATGTTATTGATTTCATTTTCAATTACCGGAAGTGCTTTACTAATCAACTCATATGGAATACCATCTCTCTTCACAGCATCTAAATAATAGGTGTATAATCGGTTCTTTTCTTCTAAGTCCTTAACATCACTCATCTTCTGCTTTATACCCTCTATATAGGTCTGTAATGATGAAATAGAACCATTTGTAGTAGCTATCTGTTTACTGATATCTTTAATATCCAACTCAATTTTATGTTTCTCTACCTCTAATTCTTTGATTTGTTTTTCTAACTCTTTATTGCTTTCAATTGTTTCTTCGTTTTCAAAATACTTCTCAATATCTTCTTCAACTTTATCTAATTGAGTTTGTAATAATTCTTCTTTTGTTTCCAACCCCTTCAATTCGGCCTCTGCCGTTTTTAAGATACCTTTGGATTGTCCAAGTTTTATTTTTAAGTCAGTTAATTCATTATATTGTTCTTCTACACCTTCCAATGTATCTAAAGTTTGTTGAATACCTGTACATTGTATAGTTGCATTTTTAACAAACCCTTCCAATTCAGGCAATGCTTCCTTTGCTCTCATTGCATCTTTAACAAATTCATTATCGCAACAAAACTTACAATTTGGGTCATATTCATGCTTATCTAAATGATTAATCTTTTCTTTGGCGGAATCTAATTGTGACTTTACTATTGAATAAATTTTTTCTGCTTCAACTAATGCTTTTTGTTCTCGTTGATAGTTTGAATAGACAATTTCTATATCAATACCATTTGATTGTTTCTTTTCATCTATTGATTGTGAAATTTCTTCAATTTTTCCTTCTAATATTTTAATGAATGTTTCTTTTGTCCCAATTAAAGTTGTATTGTTTTGAATATCTTCACCCAAACCCTTTCTTTTCTCTTCCAATTTAGGTAAGTCCAAATTAGAGTCAATTGGAGTAAGGTTTCTACTTAATTCCAATATAATACCATCTAACCCATCCTTATTACCATTCAACTTAGCCAATTCTTTCTCAAATTCTTTTAATTCACCTTTCTTATCTTTCAACTCATTTGCTTTATCCGCAAGTTCCGTTGTAAAGTCGGTTTTCTTAAAGTTCTTAATCAATACTGAAACTTCTTTGATATCTTCGGTTGCAGTTTCATATAATTTATCAAATACATTCAATCCCATAAATTGAGCAAGTAAGTCTTTCCTCTCACTTTGTGACTTATCAATGAATATAGAGTTATTACCCTGCAACGATAATGTAGTTAATACGAAATCTTCATACTTACCAACATATTGTTCAATGACTTGATTTGTATCTCTTCTTTCAGTTCCATTCAAAGATACTTTCTCACCATCCATATCAATATACCAAAAGTTTACATCAACTTTTACATTCTTACCTTTGTTAATTGTTTTTGCAGTTCTTTCAATAAAGTAATCTACTCCGTTAACTTGGAAATTCAAATAACACCTAAAATCAGTCTTACGATTGTTTAAGATATTAGCTGCTTTGAATGCTCTACTACTTTTATCATAAAGACAAAATGAAATAGCATCAAATATAGATGACTTACCTTGTGCATTTGGTGCAAACAATCCCATCAATCCATTTAACTTACTAAAATCAATTTTATTGTCTTCACCATAACTAAACATATTAGAAAACTCAAATCTAATTGGTTTCCACATAATGTTTCTTAAAGTATCTTCATGTACAATTCTACTATTTACATCTCTGTTAATATTTTCCAATTCTGCTAAATCTTTCTTATCAACGAATGGCATCATTCTTTCTACATATTCATTGATTAAAGAGTTTTGATAATTGATGTCGGAAATATCTTCAAAGTCTAATTTATTACCTCTATCTCCTGTTTTCTTCTTTGATAATGAGTCCGTTCTAATAATTGTAAAATCCTCAACACCATATTTCATTTTGATTTCTGCAATTACCTTTTTAGTGTCCGCAGTATCGGTGTTTGATAATCTTACTCTTAAACGAGGGTGTTTTGGCATATCATTTACAACTGGAACTTTACCATTGTCGATATCCATTGTATAATAACCATAATCATTTGGAATATCAATTTCTTCGTAAGTCATTGTATCTAAATCCCATGCTAAAAAGCCATGTCTACCTAATGTTTCACCAAAGTTTTGTTGAACCAACGAACCTGCATAAACTACCTTACATCCTTTTGGACTTATCATTTCTTGACGCTTATGAATATCACCCAATAAGGCTAAATCAAATCCATCAAATATATCCGTTGTAAAATGTCTGCTACTTACCACATACCCTATATCGGTTTGTGAATTATCAACCGGCCCATGGAATAAAGCAATCTTTTTATTACCAAATAGTTTATCAGCAGTAATCCAATTGTCTTTGTTATCTAAAATTGAAAATACCGAAAAATCAACACCACCAATAGAAAATATCTGTGTATCTTTTAGGTAATAAAAGTCTTTTAATTCCAATGCATCTACAATAGGAGTAAGAACATCCATTCTATCCATATTGTTCATATTACAATCGTGATTTCCGGTAATAAGAATTGTAGGACAAGTTTTAGCACACTCTTTGAATAACCAACTTATTTCGTTGACTAATTCTGGACTCATTTCCAACTTCGCATGTGCAATATCACCTGCTAAATATATAATTGCGTCTTCGGTTCCTCTTTTACGGATTTCCTCAAACATCAATTCAAATACCTGTCTATACTCCTTGTGTCTTTTCACATTACGGATATGAACATCCGCTATATGATAAATTTTCTTTAAACTCATAATGAATTTATTTTGTTCAATAATAATTCTTCCGATGAAAACTCTTTAGCTTCCTTTAACTCTTCGTAGAATTTTTCATACCCCATATCGGCGGCATCTTTGTCTTTAAGATACATCATTTTTACATGAATACCTTGTTTTCTAAAATATTCGGCAGCTTTAAGTGCCTCATTAATTGCATCGTTGTCCAATGAAATAATAATATCGGTAATCCCACTCATAAAGATTTTTTCAACCAATAATCTTGATGGAAACTTACCTAATAATGGAATTGCATTTCTTTTAATTGTGATTGCATCAAATACACCTTCACATAGTATAATCGGTTCGTTCCAATTGACTTGAGAATCAAAACATATTACATTTTTACTGATTGGAGGATTTTTGTATTTCATTTTGTTCTCCGGATAATACGAACGAGAAACAAAGTAATTTAATGTGCCATCCGAATTGTATGATGGTATAATTACTCTTTGTCCATATAATCCTTCTTTACAATATCCTATATTATATTTGACTATATCCTTTTCGGTAATACCTCTTTGAGTAAGGTAATGCAATGCATTCTTATATTCAGGATTAAACCCTTTAGGAACCTCACTAAGACTGATAAATTCTTTTGGTAGAGAAATGAACACCTTTGTATCGGCATCCTCTAATTGTGGGTTATAATTACTATCTCCGTAGATTTCTCTAATAATTGAAATAGTCTTTCTATCAACATCTAACTTTTTTAATAAAGATGTCAATTTCTTACCACCACTATTGCAAGTCCAACAATGCCATTTTTGGGTTTCCGTATTAACTTGTAGTTTTTGTTTGTGGTGATTACAAAAAGGACAATAAAATGCCAACTCATTCCCTTTTAGGGTAAGATGACTACCTAACACACCGGTTAGAGTAGATACGACTATATTCTTATCATTTTGCTTCAACACCCTTTAAATATACGACAAATATTTGATATTACCAAATAATTTATGGTCTATTTTCCTCTAAAAACCACTCTTCTGGGATGAATTTGTCCGAATACTTAAATCCGTTCTTTTCACACCACATTCCGTATGTAGTTTTGGAGTTTTTGCTGATTTTGTTCTTTGAATTGGAAAATACGAAACGAATGTCCAAATTAGGGTTTTGTTCCTTTACTAATTGGTGTTTCTTACGGTCAGCTGCAACAAATCTACCTTTGGTCTCAACTCTAATACCATTGGGTAGTTTGAAATCGGGATGGTAGTTATGTTCGGACGCGGGTATGGTATATGCAATCTTTTCAGTTTCATATTCTACGACCATTCCTCTACTTTCTATTTGAGATGATATGGATTCCTCTAAACCAGACTTAAATCCATACTTTTTTGCAACCCACTTTGGATTACTCTTTTTTGTAACTTTTTTAGCCATTAAAATTATTTATTTTTCATCGATGCAACTATAGCTGAGTATTTTCTCTCATTTACATCTCCGTTTCTACCAACTTTTAATTTAGCAGCATCTAATACTTTCTCATCTGCTTTTTGGAAATCGTTTGTAGTATACGGAGTTTTTGCATTTTCATATGCAGCTTTAGAAATTTTATCAACTCCTAACTCTTTCTGACCTGCATTGTATAAATCTAATATTTTAGACATAATAATTGTTTTTACTTATAAATATATGTTATGTATCA